GCTGCAAACACATCAACCATCCATCCATATTCTGGACAAAGTAGTAAGCAGACTTTAAGTTCTCCAATTCCTGGAACTGCTCCTACAACTATGTATGGTGCAAAAGACCCAGGCATGTGGAACGGCGCTAAGAACTATCACACAGGTGATGACTACGCCGTACCTGTTGGTACCTCTGTAAAGGCTGTTGCTGACGGTGTCGTGTTCGATGATTCTCCTGGTGCAGACTTTGGTGTTTCTGTACAGATTGACCACGGTAATGGGTATCAAACACTCTATGGACATCTTCAGAGCAAGTCGGTAAAGATTGGTCAAAAGGTAGTCGTTGGTCAAGAGATTGGTAAGTCTGGACAATCAGGTAATGTGACTGGTCCTCACCTGCACTTTGAAGTTCGTAAAGGAAAGAACAACCCAGTAGATCCGTCTTCTTTCTTAACAGGTACTGGCGGAATTAAACAGACAGTCTCTGGAAAAACTGTTTCTGCTCCTGGAACTGTGCTTGGTACTGGAGATCAAAAGGCTTGGGCCACAGACTTCCTTAAGGGAATTGGCGCCCCTGCAACATCTGCCAACGTAAAAGCCATGACTACATGGATGGCGTATGAAGGTGGGCAGTGGAAGAACTCCGCTCACTACAACCCTCTTAACACCACCCTAGGAGCATCTGGTGCTGTGGATATGAACTCTGCAGGGGTCAAGTCATACACCTCGTACTCTCAAGGACTTCAATCAAACATCTCTACCTTGCAAGAAAATCAAAGAGGGTATGCGGCTATTCGTGCGGCCCTAATGAAGGGTAACGACACAGCAGGGGTTCTTGGGGCAGTCAATCACTCTGCATGGGGAACACACATCCCAGGCTATGGTGGAGGTAGTTCTGGATTTGGCGCGTCTATTACAACGCCACAACAAGGCGGTACCACTAACGTTCAAATCAGTGTCAACATTGCTCAAGCATCACAGGATGAAGCAATAAAGTTTGCAAAGAAAGTTCAAAGCATCATCGAAGAAAACAACAGCATCTCTATGATGGGAAGTAGATAATGGCCCAGTCATTACAAGACCTACTGAATAAAGCCAAGGCTGCAAACGCACAGATTGATGCTAACAACACGGCTTTAAAGACTGCTCAAGCAGCAGTAACTACTGACACAAAAAAGTTAAGTGATGCACAATCTGCATTAAACAAAGCCAATGATGCCTTAACTAAGGCAAGTCAAACTAAGTCTTTTGCGGAATTGAAACTCAAAGAGTATTGCCAGCCATATGTTGCTGGTGGGTTAAACAATCCCTTTGGAAACTTAGGAAATTACTACATCTATGATGCTGCAGTTTATACAAAGGCTCCTGCAGGTCACACATTAACTCAACCTGCAGACCTTCCTTCAACTTACCAGAACCAATACATAAGTTTAAAACTTGCTTATGAAAACACTAAAACTGCATACACTGCTGCACAAGCCGCTCAAGTTAAAGCCCTGTCTACAGTGAACACGTTATTGCATAATCAGAGTGTGGATCAGGATTTTGTAAAAAAAACTTTACTGGCAATTGCAGCAGGAAAATCTTTGCCAGTATTAGACAAGAGCCTGTATAACGGAAACGATGGCGGTAAAAACTGGACCTCTGACCAAGGCGGAAATCCTCCTCCCCCAGTAAAGGGTGATCCAGCACCGTTTAAGTACAACGCACCAATAACAAGTTCATCGTACTTAAAATTTGGTCCTCAGGTTTTGTCTGCTAAAAATGACCAACTCATAACTAACCCAGGATATTGGACAAATGCGCAAAACGCGTGGAGACCTGGAGCAGACGGCACGTTCAGTGGTGCAAAAGGCGCTATTCAGATGAGTCAAGAGTTGGCCTCTGATGTGAGCCGCAACACTAGTGCTACAAAGAACAACAAAGCAAATGGCCTTATTAATGACACCAAACCATATGGGTTTAAGTTCCTTTACAATCCTACATCGGTAGGTATGTCTTGGGGAATTGTTGAGTCCTTTTCTCCTCAGTTTGAGCAGAGTGGTCAAGATATTGCTACGGCTGTAGGTAACGGATTGCTTGCAAGCACTGTAACTTTTTCTTTAATTCTTAACCGAATTGAGGACATGCAGTACATAAAAGACAGTTCAGGAGCGTTTATCACAGACAACACAACGCCGTACCCTAGCGCTGTAGATCCTGTAGAACGTGGACTGATTTACGATCGTGGAACTATGTACGATCTAGAGTATCTTTTTAGAGCAACAGGTGGGTACAACTCTCAATACAAATCTACAGTTGGAGGAATTACTACAGCAGATAAAGGTTGGTTAATGCCTATGCCTGTAGAACTTCACCTTGGCGCAAACCTTCGTTACTTAGTTCGTGTTTCTTCGTTGGAAGTCAATCACGCCATATTCAATGAGCGTATGGTTCCAATCTTTACTACGGTCAATTTAACCTGCACAAGGTACTACGACAACATCAGTATTACTGCCTCTAACATATCAGGAGCAACCTCATGATTTATTCAGACAGCCGATACACTACCCCAATACAAAATGTAGATGGAACAATCCCTAAGGCGTGGGATGAACGACGCCAGGAATACCACATCATGATCTTACGTACTTGGCCTACTTTTGTTAACAGGTTTTATACCTATGAGTGGAAAGACGGCGATCGTTTAGATAATGTTGCTAACAAATTTTTAGGCAACCCCCAGTTTTGGTGGAAGATTATGGATTTAAATCCAGAGGTCATCAATCCGACACAGATAACTCCAGGAACACTGTTGAGGTTGCCAAGTGCTTGATCCAGAACGCCAAGGTAAATTTGCAAATAGTTACACAGTAAATTTTCCTGACTATCCTAGTTTTAATACTCAGCCTAAAAAACTGACTTTAATTCAGCACATCAATAACCATGATGTGATGATCTTAAAGTTTCAATATTTTAACTCTTTAATAGCATCTTCCTTTAAAACGGGTACCCCTGTAGAGATCTCTTGGAACAATGACAAGTCAACAAAAAAGTTTATAGGGTATGTATCTCACATTCAATACCCAACTACTCAAATTTTAGATAGGTATATTGAGATCGTCTGTGTAGGGGGATCCTACCCACTCAAAGAAGAAGCATCAAAGATCTGGGTAAATACATCTGCATCGCAAGTTGCAATAGAGATCGCAAAGACATTGCACTTAAAGCCTTTAGTGACTTCCAGCAACGTAAAGTTTAGTCAGATATCTATGGCTGGCCATACCTACTGGGAGAAGTTAGTTGAACTTGCAAATCGAATTGGGTATGGAGTACAGGTGCTTGGAGCAGAACTGCACTTCCATCCTATCGACAAGATGATCGATCAGTTTATGACGACTATCCCTGTACTAGCCTTCCTTGATCCATACACAAATTCTAATGCTGCCTTTAGTGTTCAAACACTGGACTTCTTTGAGTCTAAGTTAGGTGACTTTGTAGAAAAACATTCAAACAACAGAACAAATAAAATTGTTTCTGGCGTTGATCCAGTAACTGGAAAAGTTTATAAGTCCAATTCTTCACCTCATCTAATGGGATCTAAGTTGCGCCAAACTGTTAAGGCTCCTTTATTTAACAAGGTTGAAGCAGGGGTTGTGGCCAATAGTGAATCCATAGTGAAAGCCTTATCTGAAGGAAAGGCGCACCTATCCCGTTTATCTATTCCTGGAAAAGGAGCATCTCAGGGAGATCCTAGAATCTCTCCTTGGGGCACAATCGAACTTCGTAATACAGGAACTCACTCCGATGGGTTTTGGATTGTCACATCCACAAAGCATGAGATGCATATAGATGGCAGGTATATGGTCGAGTTCTCTTGCGCTACTGATGGCGTAGGTTCTAATCAGCCTAGTGTTACACGACCTGGAACCGCTGGAACAGTGCCCGCTGTAAATCTTGGGAGCGGTACAACAGGGACTAACGCAAATCACTCCTATACACTAAGTGGAGCAACCACAATCATAGACCAAACAAACACAGGGTTTAATGTAACTCCAAGAAGATGGGTAGGTATCTGATGGCTAACGAGATGGCTGTTACCTTACCTTTTACAGTGGACTACTCTGGTAAAATCTCTTTTACTCAAGATCAGAAAGTAATTTGGGCTGACAGAGTTAAGTCGGTAATTGGTACCGCAGTTCGTGAGCGCGTGATGCGGCCTACTTTTGGAACGTTAATTCCGTATGCCTTGTTTGACTCACAAGACGACGCCATTGGAGAAATACAAGTAGAGATACAAAAGGCATTTAATAGGCAGTTACCTAACCTAACGCTGCAAGAGGCAACCGTATCTGTGGACTCGTACACAAACACGTTCACTGCAAACGTGGTTTACTCACTACCTAACAACGTTCAAGTGTCAACAAACCTTGGAGTAATTTCATTAGCAGGATCTAACCCACCATATGAGGAGATATTGTGACAACACAAGTTTCTACTATCCCAGTTTCCGTAGACTATACCTCTAGGGATTATTACTCTCTAAGAGAGCAATTGATTGCCAGAGTACAGGCACGCATCCCTTACTGGACGGCTACTGACCCTTCTGATTTTGGGTTGGCGTTTGTTGAGGCTATGGCTTACATGGGAGATCTGATCTCCTACTACATTGATAGAAATGCTAATGAGAACTCTATTTACACCGCAACCCAGCGCAATAGCGTTTTAAATATTGCTCAAACTTTTGGGTATAACCCAGCGGGGTATCGTCAGGCCTATGTGACTTTGACACTCTTTAACTCTGGAACTACAGACCAAACCATACCAGCAGGAACAGTTGTATCAGGACAAGTCACAACTGGAGATGTTGTACAGACTTTGTACTTTACAACTAACTCTGATGTAGTGGTTGCTAGTGAAACATCAAATACTGTACTAGCAACAGAAGGACAACTTGTCACTGTAGTTTCTCCTACTTCTTTGCCAACGTATGGAGAACTCATTGGGGTATCAGACGGGTCTCCCAACCAGTCGTACGCTGTCCTGCACTCTCCAGTAGTTGATGGCTCTCTTCAGGTGTATATCCAAGACGGTGATATCTATTCTCAATGGAACCAAGTTACTCACATTACTGATTATGGTCCTTCTGATTTAGTCTACACAACATCTTTTGATCAAAACAACAACGTCTACATCACGTTTGGTGATGGAGTGTCTGGAGCAATCCCTGTTCCATATTCACAAATCCGTGCCAACTACATTGTGGGTGGAGGAACTGTTGGAAACATTGGTACTGGAATTGCTACCAACATCAACTATGTTCCTGGGTTAACTGACTCTCAAGTCACTGCTCTTAAAGGAACTATCACTGTTACAAACCAAACCTCTGCTATTGCTGGATCAGATCCAGAAAGCACAGATCAAATTCGTATTTCTGCACCAGCATCTTTGCGTGCGGCTAATAGGGCTGTGACGTTAAAGGACTACAGCAACCTTGCGTTGACAGTTAACAACGTTGGCAAAGCAAACGCTAATGCTGAAGTGTGGACATCAGTAACTTTGTATATTTCTCCTACACGAAATGTAGGAACTACCGATCTTCAACCTGGTTTAAACCCAGATTACTCAGTCTCTTCGGAGTACACCACTCTGGCAAATAATGTATCTACCTTTATGGCAGATAAATTACTAATAGGTAGTTCTCTTAGCATTCAACCTCCTACTTATGTGGATGTGGTGTTGTCTATTCTATTTGCACTTGACCCAAAATATAAGCAGTCAGATGTTACAAACTTGATTTTGTCTACTTTAAATGTCATATACGGGTACAACGGAGTCTCATTCCAACAAACTATTTACCCTCAAGACATTGAGGCAGTAGTCAATTCTCTTAACGGTGTTAAGACAGCACGAGTAAACTTCTTGTATCGTGCATTGGTGCCTGTGACTGCAGCCGCTGCATCTGGAACCGCCATCACCTACACAACCAGCAACCCGCATGGCCTAAGCGTGGGTTCTACTGTCACTGTCACAGGGTTTACCCCTAGTGGCTACAACGTTACGGTTGCACCTGTAACGGTGGTTGATGACTCTACGCACTTCACTGTGGCAAGTACTCAAACTTCAGGAACTGCAACAGGTACTGGAAACTTCACCGCCTACTCAACCTTGGTGGGAGCAGCCAACGAGATCTTCCGATTCCAAGTAAGTAACATCAATATTGGAACGATGTAGTGGATGATATTAAGCGTTACTATGGGGTGTATAGAGGCGTAGTCCAAGACAATAAAGACCCTCAGTCACAACGCAGACTTCGTGTGTCTATCCCACAAACAACTGGCGCAGAGGTAACGGATTGGGCATGGCCAGTTGATCCTGCCAGTATCTCTCCTACCGTTCCTGTTATTGGACAGGGTGTTTGGGTTTCGTATATTGGAGGAGACCCTGAGTACCCGATTTGGATGGGGACTTTTGGAACTAACCAAGGTAAAAATAAAAAGATATCTATTAAACCTTTAGACAATACAGTTTCATTGACATCTATCTCAAGTTACCTTGTAACAGTTAAAAATCCCGATGGAACTACTGAGGTGGATTTGACTGCATCGTTACTTTCTATGGCGCAAAAATTGGTAAACCTTGAAACAAGAGTCCATACTCTAGAGATAACCCCAGACATAGACCCAAGTTAAGGCAGTAAATTGGGGGCAAACCAGAGAAAATACAAGTCTAAAGGCAGAAAGGCAGACTCATGACTGCGTACTATCCAAGTAACGTCAAGAACGACTTTAGCACAAAACTAAACTTCATCACCACTGTTCAGGCTGCAGACGTTAACGACCTTCAAAGTGAAGTCAGCGCGGTTGAGTCTAACCTTGGTACTAACATCACAACTGGCTCTGGTTGGGTGGGTGTCTTTGATAAGGTCACTACTAACTGGTCTACCCTTAAGGCTCGTCTTGCCAACATTGAATACGGAATTAACGAAGCCCTTCTGACAGGTAATCCAGCAGGAGGAACTATTGGACAAGTCCTCACTAAGTCTTCAGGAACAGATTACGATTACGCTTGGTCTACTATCAACGCTTTGCCTAGCCAATCAGGTCAGGCTGGCAATTACTTAACAACAGATGGAACATCTGCTTCATGGGCAACCCCAGAAGCAAGCATCAATCCACTTTTACTTATTGGAGCATAAGGACTGACCTGTGGCTAACTATGGCGTAGCAATATATGGAGAAAGTATTTATGGTCAAACAAACCAAATACCTAACTCCGTATCACCCATGTCTCTTACGGTTGTTTACCCCACTGTAGTTGTAGTTAACTGGCAATCCCCATCTGGAACATACTCAGGTATTCGTCTATTACGAAATCAAAATAGTTTGCCTGAAAATTCAGAAGATGGCGTCATTGTTTGGGAACAATACTCTTCAAATGTAAGCAAGATTAGTTTTACTGATGGCGGTGGCATTGAAGATACTGCGGGCATTCCTATTGTTCCTGGAAAGCCTATCTACTACGCAATGTTTCTTTTTACATCGGACAAAGTTTGGGTGCCTGCTGGTGCGGTCACTGACATTGTTCCATCAGCGCACGGAACTACCGACTCCATCATTCAATCTTTGCCACGGGTGTACACCAGCGTAGAGCAAAGTCCTCTAGGAGAACCTAACCATACATCTGACCTGTACTGCTTTGTAGATGGCATTGGATTTACGCTAGATGAATTTCTTACCTTTTTAGATTTATTATTGCCAGATCACACACGAGTTAACACTCCTCTATCACTTCTTCCTCTAGAGACACAAAATTATGGGCTAACACCAGAGCCTGGAATGGCAATCAAAAGCCAGAAGCAGTTAGTTCGTGAAGCACTGTACATGTACACGCACAAGGGAACTTTAAACGGGTTCTTAACATACGTTGAGTCTCTTACTAACTACGCGCCTACGATCACGGTGTCTTCTAACCTGCTCTTAAGCCCACAGGACTCTACGTTTTATAAGAGCACTGGTAAGTGGGTAGCAACTAACGCAACTATCTCAGCCAGCCTTGACGAAGCCCCTGTACCTCAACTTACTTCAAATTACATTGACCTTAACTACTCCTGCAAGATTGTTGCTTCTGCTGCTGGATCTATGGCTGTAGGAAAAGACATCCCTGTATTACGAGGCATCCCAGTCACACCAGGTACGCAATACACAATGTCATCTCAGATGATTTCTCCAGCAAGTGCTGGAACACTTAAGCAAGAGGTGCGGTTCTTTGATAAAAACGGTACTCAAATTGGTTCTGCGCTCTCACCTACATCAGGCACATCAGCCACAAATACTTGGAAACAACTTACTTACACAGTAACTGCTCCCAAGTACTACTCTGCAGCAGTCGCTAGTGCCGTAGGTACTTCTGGAACTATCACTTACACCACAGCATCAGCACACCCATTCACCTCTGGACAGGTAGTTACTATCTCTGGCTTTACAACCGCTGGCTTTAACTTGACGAGTGCAACTATCACAGGAATAACGGCTACAACCTTTACAGTATCCAACTCTTTCACAGGCACATCGTTATCTACTGAATCAGGTTTTGCAGTTCCATCTACCAACAACGTGGATGCTGCCTATGCAAGCGTTGGAATCATTTGGTCAGCAGCGGGAACGTATTACGTTGACTGCGTGGCATTCCAGATTGGTGCTACAGCCTCTTACGATGAGGCTCGTGCAGTCGACATCCTTCTCAACCCAAACAAGTCCAACTTAATTTACAACCCATCCTTTGAAGTAAATGCGACGGATAACTGGACACTGACAGGTGCGGCTACAGTCAGCATTGTTTCAGATGTTCCTTCTCAGTCGTACTCAGGAACCAAGAGCGCAAAGATCATTGCTACTGGACCATGGACATTCACATCTAACAAAGTAAACATCCTTCCTGGCAAGTACTACACAGGATCTGCATACGTAAAGACTTCAGCAGATATCTTATTGACATTTATTGGTAGAGATGCCAGTGGAAACATCATTGACAATGATCCATACCCACAGGGAACTTTCACTAACTGGACTCGTATCTACGGCACAGACCTCACCGATGCCGTTGCAACTACTGACACCTATGAGGTCGTATTCTCTGGTGGCGCTGGAACTTTCTACATAGACTCTGTGCAGTTCGAAAATACCTTCAGATTTAACCCAACCATTACTCCGCACTTTGCCCCAACGGACTACATCGACGGCTCGCTGCCGTCAGCCACAGGGTGCGTGTGGTCAGGGACAGCCAACAACTCCCCGTCTTATCAATACATAAACAAGGATCTGAAGTTGCTGACCTTAGCCAAGACGGTCACGGACTGGCTGCCAAACAACACCTTCTGGCGTGTCCGCACCTACGACGCAGTGGAGTACAACAACCTGAACGTGTAGTATGCGGCCATGGCTAACCTACTCACATCTGTAATCCTCATAGGAATGGCTGTCACCTATGCCATCGAATTCCTTGACCTCGTTACCTACATCCTCGTAGATAAATCGCTCCTTAACAAACTGCTACCTATGCCGTTAAGTCTTGGAGCCTTTTATCTTCTCGGATATTGGGATCTAAAACTAATAGTGACTGTACCTTCTGCAGCATTCTTATCACTAATGATCAATCGCTACTTAAACAAGCCTGTAGTACTTGAGGCTCGTCGACAGTTGCCACGCCTATGAAGAGAATCTCTGTAGTTTCTTTTCAGGATATTGACATCTCTGCTGGCTTAGAAGAACTAGTACTTATGTACGAGGATGCTTTCCTGCTATTTCCAATCACTAAGAACAAAGTCTTTGTTGAGAGTGTGTGGAACGTCATCAAGCGCCATAACGTCGAGTTCCATGCATACTTCTCAGAATCCAGCGAGTTCTCAAATGCCATCTTGAGTGGCTCCAAGAACTTCACGAAGGTCAACAGCCCCATCAAGGAAGTCATCAAGATGATCAACACCCCTGATGACGTACTAGCCATCGCATGGGATGACAGTCCCGAAGCCCATACCGCCCTGCACTCTGTAGAGGATTACGGCATCGAGACTTGGAACATCATCGATGGCCTGGATGTCATCGAGGTCGACTCTGCCCCAGAGGACATGGATGAGGACGAGATCCTCGATGCCATCGAAGATACCTTCATGGGTCTAGTCGAACTGTTGGCTGGCTACATCACCTCCAAGGTTGTCACCCTTTTGACTGAGGAAGTCAATGCCCACCTCGACCACCTGGAGGATCGCAATGACGTCGATCCCTTTGAGGAGTAGTCTGCGCCCGTGAAAATCCCTGAGGGCGCCTATTCAGCCGACATAACCGATTACCAGTTCCGACTCCTGGCCTTTATGTGCCTGAATTCAGGCTCTGACGGCCGTCTACAGGCCTCTGTAGCCGAGTTGGGTAGTGAGACTGGCAAATCCAGTGACCGAACTGTCAGAGATGCCCTTAAAGCCTTGGAAGCCAAGGGCTTTTTTACCGTGGTCAACACCAGAAGAGCCAACGGATACAAAGGCAAGAACATCTATCAACTGACGCTAGATTACCCATTTGAACTGACGGAAAATTACCTATCTGAAAATTCTGAACTGACGGTAGATTACCCATCCTCACCTGATAAGGTAATCATTAGTTCAGATAGTAATATTACAGATATACAACTAGTACCTAGTAGCAATACTACAAATAGTAATAAATTAAAATATTCTGAATCAGAGATTCGAAGGGAAATTCTTATCCCAATGAAAGGCTACGACGATGGCGAAGATCTTGCAGGCTTTGGGCTTGTTGAGGACAGGTATGCGCCACAGCCTAAGGTCAGAAAGAACGATCCCAGAACCCGTGGAAAAAGACCAGAGCATGAGTGGACTGCCATGGACGTCGCTGCTGAGTTCTCTTACAGAGTTGGCAGGAAGTTCCCGCTACTACCAGGAACAGTCAACGTCAAGCAACTCTCAGGAGCCCTTGCCAAATTCAGATCCCAATATCAAACCACCCCACTCATTGAGTTAGAACTTCTTCGCCTCTTCATGGCGGATGAACGCAACTTCACAGATGTCGGGGATGAAGCGCCGCATCTCTACAAGCGCTACCTTGCTTCCTTCCGCACCAAGATGAACCAAGCACGCCAAAATCTTGGCCTGCCAAGAATCGCCAGCAAAGAGTTTGACGAAACGCCAAAGAGATCTGCTAGTGTCCTCACTGCCAGCGATGGTCGCGTATTCCAAAACACGATGTCAGGTCGTGCACAGATGCAGCGACATGAAGAGCGGCTAAAAGGAGCGAGCAAGTGAGGGAAGTATTTGGCTACATACTGGTAGTTCTAATCACATTAGCAACAACACACCTAATAACACGAGGAGCAACATGGCTAAGAAAGTAACTAAGAAGTTCACTGCAGATCTCACACTCAACGCAGAACAAGGTGGAGGATGGATGGCGGTTGTCTCCCTCACTGCCGAAGATGGAACCTCTGAACTCACACAGTTGACTGCATGGAAGAACGCATCAGCAGGCAAGCGCTGGATTAAGTCAAAGGTATTGGAAGTAACTCCACGCAAGAGCGTGAAGATGGTTGCTGGAGAGCAAGTAGATGCTGCAGGCAAGGTCACTTCATTTGCTGGCGAACTAACCTTCAAGGCATAGATGTACGACATCAGTGAACTATCTTCGCTAAAGCGACACTGGTTACTGCGCACATCCAATATCCCTACACGATTCTTAGGACTAGAACCCTCAGACATTGTTAAGAAGGCTGGATACTTTCCAGATGAGATACGTGACTGGATTGACACTGTCCTAGAAGGTCAGGTCATTAAGAACATTGGAAGCATTGGAACCACTGGCGTTGGTCTGCTCTTTGATGGTGGACCAGGTATTGGTAAGACGACTCACGCAGTTGTTGCTGCCATGGAGATCATCCGCAGGTTACCTGATGATGACGCTGCCCTTTGCCATGCCTTTGGTATCAAGACCTCAGACTTTGGTATGAGTTTTCGCCCTATCCATTACCTTACCTACCCAGAGTTCTTATCGTTGAAGAAGTCAACCTTTGATAGCGAGACAGACCACAGCGTTACCGACCGCATCGATGGGCTACATGGCAGGTCGCGGTTTGACTGGCTCAATGTCCGCATCTTGATCATCGATGATCTGGGCAAGGAGTACGGTTCAAAGTACGACGATGCCTCTTTTGACGAGATTCTTCGCCTAAGATACGACAGGGCTTTACCAACAATCGTGACGACAAATGTTAAACTTGAGAACTGGGAAGCAAACTACTCAGAGGCTATGGCAAGTTTTGCCCAAGAAGCCTTTGTACAGGTCCCTATTGTTGGCTCAGACCTACGAGGCATGGCATGAAGGAGATGAGTATGGACACCAGTTGGCGCACCATACAGTTGTTTATCTCTGATCAGGGCGCTGGTGTTTTTGAGGTTGAGATTGATACTGAGAGTAAAGATACTCGTTGCACATGCCCAGTCTGGAAGAAGAAGGGCTCATGCAAACACACTCAGTACGTCAACATACGCAGCCGAGTTAACAACGGTCACTACGCAATCAGTGTTCCTAAAGGTGTCAGTGAAGAAGAGGTTGCTGAGGCTATCGATGACCCTGTCCGTTTTAGAGAACTGATTTTAAAGTACTCTACTATTGAGGTCATATGAAGAATGGTGACATCTCGAACGAAACGCCTCCTCGTATTATTGTCCTTATTGACGTTGTGGTTATCAGCGAAATGGTGGACACAAAGAAAATACTTCGGACATCGACCGAGAAGAAGATAACTAGACTCAACACCTTAGCGTTAAAGCGGTTATGGGATTTAGGAAATAAGTACGGACTGTCACTAGAGTTAGCAGCGTATGCGACAGATGACTGGACTGATAAACATTTAGAAGATTTTATGGAGAGGCTAGACCGAAGAGGTGCCAACCCATTTAACTACGCAGAACTGTATGACGACATCGATAACTTTATTGATGACCTGCCCTACAGAGCAAACTTTAAAGGGGTAGTAGATTTACCTGGTAGAGTCGCTCGGTACGGGTCTTGGGGAGTAGAACTAGAAAACTTGTAGGAGGGGCACAATGGCAGCAGATAATGAGCATCGCTTAGTAAGCAAAGTGATTCGGGATAGAGATTTGCTCCCAGCCCTTCAACGTGATGTAAAGGCGAATTGGTTTCTTGATGATGACAACCGCCGTGTGTGGGAGTTCGTCATTACTCACTACAACGAGTACAACGAAGTGCCAACAGCAGTCGTTGTTAAAGATCACTATCCAAATTACAAGGTTCTCGATGTAGAAGACACCATTGAGTACTTGCTTGACACGATGGTCACGTTCCGTCGCAACCTTCTTACTCGTCAGGGATTAGAGTCTGCGATTGAGCACCTGCAAGACTCCAATCACGAAGCAGCCCTCATCGCTATGGAGGGAACTCTCTCCCGTGTTAATGAGCAGGGTGTCCTTGGCACTCACGAGATGGACTTATCCAAGAATGTTGATGAACGCTACAAAGAATATTTATCACTGCAGAACCAAGAGTTCCTAGGAATACCTACAGGCTTTGAGAAGATTGATGAAGCAACTGCTGGCTTACAAGGCGGACAGTTGATCACGATCATCGCTCCACCAAAGACTGGTAAGTCTCAGATTGCTTTGAAGATCGCTATCAACATCCACGAGCAGGGCAAAGTCCCGATGTTCCAGTCTTTTGAAATGAACAACAAAGAGCAGCAGCAGCGTCACGACTCTATCCGCGCAAACATCTCTCACACTCGATTGCGCCGAGGAAAGTTAACACCAACAGAAGATGCTCGCTACATCGCTTCTCTTAATAGAATCGAGACAATGCAATCATTTCATTTGGTGGATGCAGTCAATGGATTGACCGTCTCATCATTAGCCGCAAAGATCCAACAGACAAAGCCAGACGTTGTTTTTGTAGATGGTGTGTACCTGATGCTCGATGAAATCTCAGGAGAGATGAATACTCCCCAAGCAATCACCAACATCACTCGTGGGTTGAAGAGGCTCGCACAGAAAATCAACAAGCCAGTGATCATTACTACTCAGACACTCCTATGGAAGATGCGTGGTGGCAAGGTCACTGCAGACTCCATCGGTTACTCATCATCGTTCTTCCAAGACTCAGATGTCATCTTGGGACTTGAGCCAGTAGAAGAGGCAGATGAAGTACGTAAACTGCGCATCGTATCTAGCCGTAACTGTCCACCAACAGAGACTCCTATCACATGGAACTGGGAGACTGGTTGCTTTCATGACGAGGAAGAGATGACTAAGTGCCAGTTCTGTATGAAATACATGACTAGCCGCTGATGGATATAGAGAAGGTTCTTTTAAACCTAGACATCACAATGGTTGCCCAGCGAGGCGCCGAGATCAATGGCCTATGCCCTAAACACAAAGAGCGCACAGGCAAAGAAGATCACAACCCATCATGGTGGATTAACTCCAACACAGGTGCTCACATCTGTTTCTCCTGTGGATACAAGGGAAACATCAACTCCTTGGTTATGGATGTAAAGGGCTGTGACTACTTTGAGATGCAGGACTTCCTCAAGGAGAAGTCAGAATTACCTCTAGATGTCCTCATGAAACGGTTAAAAGATTTGCCTCAGTACATTGCCCCAGAAGAACCCATCGGTATGTCAGAAGCCCGCCTAGCGGTCTTTACTGATGTTCCAGATAAAGAACTCAAGAAGCGATTCCTAACCAGAGAAGCCGCAGATGCTCATGGAGTTGTTTGGGATTCAAAGAACAACGCATGGATTCTACCTATCAGAGAGCCAAATGACTTCACTCTCTGGGGATGGCAGGAGAAGGGTGCAGCAGGAAGATTCTTTAGGAACTATCCATCAGGCGTAAAGAAATCAAAGACAGTCTTTGGTGTGCATATCCTCTCTGACTCTGCACCTCTATGGGTTGTCGAGTCTCCACTAGATGCAGTGCGTTTGACTGGCCTTGGGTACAACGCCATTGCTACATACGGAGCCATCATCAGCGAAGAGCAGGGCAAGTTAATGCGCAGAGCAACTCAGTTGATCTCTGCTTTTGACAATGACCAAGCAGGAAAGAAGGCATCAGAACAGATGCTGGGATTCTCTCGCAAGTATGGGTTTGATCTTAGGTACTTTAACTACGCTGGCATTGATGTTAAAGATGTCGGAGACATGACAGAGAAGCAGATCGAGCGTGGACTAGAGACTGCCAAACATATGATCTATGGCAAGGAAGCATACGCATGACACTAGATGCACGCGGAGTTCCTACACATGCATGCCCTAACTGTGGGCATCTTGTACTAAAGATCAGAGCAATGTTTGAGGACTACGACATAGCAATGTGGTTTCTTGATGCAGAGTGTGATGACTGCGGCACCCTACTGACTGCCCCTACCCCCGTAGATAACCCTGAGAAACATGTCTTTTAAAAAATCTTTGAAACCATATCAAGTCGAGGCAGTAGCCAAGATGGTTGATCGCAAGAAGATGTTAGTAGCCTATGAGATGGGTCTTGGAAAGACCGCCATGTCTATCGCTGCTTTAGAAGGTATGCGTGACACACAGGACTTAGATGGACCGATACTTGTCATCTGTTTATCAAGTTTGAAATACCAATGGCAGAAAGAAATCGTCAAGTTCTCTGACTCAACATCCACAGTCGTAGATGGCAGCAAAAC